AAGTTGGGGTGAATCACCAAATCAAGTTATAGGTTTAGTAGGTCAAGAAATAGAATCTACTTTAGGATCACCAACATTAGAATTTGCATATGAATTATCTAGTCAGGTTGCGACCACAAGTGTTGGAAGTTTAAGTTTTGTAATTAGTCCAACAATTAGTTTAACTGGACAAGCAGCCACATCCGATGAAGGACTTTTAGGTTTAGCTTTTGGTGTAAGCACTGAACCCGTAACAGGAATAGCTTTAACTTCTAGTTTAGGAACTCCTGGATTAGAGTTTGGTCCAAGTGCCATTACCGGTGTAGCAGCAACAACTGGTGTTGGAGACTTAACTATAGGATCTATTGAATTACTTAATCTAACTGGAGTAGCATCTACTTCTTCAGTAGGATCTATTTTACCTGCAGATGTGATAGGTTTAACAGGTCAATCTTCTACGTCTGCTGTAGGATCTATTACACCTACAGATGTAGTACAAGGATTAGTGTTAGATCAGCTTACATCTACTGTAGGATTATTAGGAATAGAGGCTTACGCAAACATTGACACAGGATCAAATACATCGTATACAAGTGTTGCAACAGGATCAAATAGTAGTTACTCTAATGTTGCAACAGGATCAAATACGAGTTATAATGACGTCGCATAGGAGATAAAATTTATGGCATCAACATACACACCTCTAGGTATAGAGCTTCAAGCAACTGGTGAAAATGCTGGAACTTGGGGAACAAAAACAAATACTAATTTAAGTATCATTGAACAAATTTCTGGTGGTTACTCCGCTCAGTCAATAGCGGGTGGTGCACAAACTACAGCTCTTTCTGTTTCGGATGGAGCAACAGGTGCTGTAATGTCTCATAGAATGATTGAGTTTACAGGAACTATTTCTGGAAACCAAATAGTAACTATTCCTTTAGACGCACAAAATTTTTACTTTTTAAGAAATTCAACATCAGGTGCTCACACAGTTCAATTTAAATATGCTTCTGGTTCAGGAGATACATTTACTTTTTCTTCAACAGATAAAGGTGATCAAGTAGTATTTGCTACTGCAAATGATGGAACTAACCCAGACATATATACTATGGCTTTTGGTGATGGTGACGTAACACTTACAGGAACTCAAACTTTAACAAATAAAACTTTAACAGACCCTATATTAAGTCCTGGAACAGCAACTGCTGGTAAAGTAGAATTTTTAGAAGGTACAGACAATGGTACAAACAAAGTAACATTAATTGGTCCTGCTGCAACAGCAGATGTTACAGTAACGTTGCCAGCAGCAACTGACACATTAGTTGGAAAAGCTACAACTGATACTTTAACAAACAAAACTTTAACTAGTCCTGCAATAGGAACAAAAATTTCAGATACAAATGGAAATGAATTAATTAATCTTACCGCAACAAGTTCAGCAGTTAATGAATTTACATTAGCAAATGCTGCAACAGGTAATGGTCCAATTCTATCAGCAACAGGTGAAACTAATGTTGATATAAATTTAAATCCTAAAGGAACAGGAACTCTTAAGTCAGGAACAGCTGCAGTTAAAATTGCTGGTAAAGAAACTATATGGGTTCCGGCAGCAGCTATGTACGGACCGACTACTAACCCTGCAGACGCAGCACAAGTAGAAACGACAGCTACAAGACCAGATTTAAAGGTATTTGATTTTGATGCTAGTACAAAACAATACACACAATTTACAATAGCTATGCCTAAGTCATGGAACGAAGGGACTTTAACTTATCAAGTTTACTGGTCTCCAAGCACAACTAATACCGGTAATGCTATTTTTGGTTTGCAAGCAGTTGCATGTGCAGACAATGACACTATTGATGTTGCATATGGAACAGCAATAGAAGTTACTGATGCTGGAATTGGAACAGTTGAAGATCAACAAATTACAAGTGAAACTAGTGCTATGACAGTTGCGGGTTCTCCTGCAGCAGGTGAGCAAACTTACTTTCAATTATATAGAGACGCAGCAGATGGTAGTGATACTTTCACAGGAGAATGTAGAGTTCTAGGAATCAAATTATTCTTTACTACTGACGCGGCTAACGACGCATAAGGAATTTAGATATGAGAGAAAAATTAAATCTACCTCTTACAGTAGAAGGTAAAAACTCAAAAAATAAAAAATCACGTAAAGGTAAAATGTTCGGTTATCAAGTCTTAGGATTTGGTTCTGGTGGCGGTGCAACTTCAGCTACTGTGGATTATTTAATTATTGCCGGCGGTGGCGGCGGTGGTGGAGGAATTGGCGGTGGAGGAGGAGCAGGAGGTTTTAGAACCTCTGCTGATTCTGCAACTATAGACTTGCCATTAGCAACACCAATTACAGTTACTGTTGGAGGAAAAGGATCTGGAGCTACTAATGGTGGCCCCGGAGGTAATATGACAAATGGAAATAATTCCTCTTTTGCATCTGATGGAGATGACTATTTTAGATTATCAACCGGTGGTGGAAAATCATTGGGTCCCGGAGGATCAGGAGGAGCAAGCGGATCAGGTAATGCTGGAGGGTTTACTCCATCAGAAGGTAATGATGGCGGATCGAGCAGCGGAGGCGGCGGAGGAGCCGGAGCCGTTGGAGCACCTGGTCAAGGTGGAAATGGTGGAAATGGAAGAGCATCAACTTTTAATCAACCAGGATCACCAACAACTTACGCTGGAGGCGGCGGTGGAGCAGGTTATACTGCAAACCCTGGCGGAGATGGTGGATCTGGTGGCGGTGGCCCAGGAGGCGACAGATTTGGTGCTGGGTCTAATGCTACTGGAAATGGAAGTGGCGGTGGAGGAGCTGGAGGAGATCACCCCAATAATGCCGCCGGCGGTAATGGAAGTGATGGATTAATAATTATTAAAGCTCCAGGTGGACAGAGTTTAACAGTTTCACCGGGAACAAACTCAACAGGTTCTCACCCTGATGGGAGCACAGTTGCAACTTTTACAGTGTCAGGGACATTTCAAATAGATTAATATGAGTAAGTGTTATTTTGCAAAATTGAATGAATCAAATGATGTTATAGAGGTAGTTGTTGTTGCAGGAGACATACCTACAGCTGCAGGTCCTTTAATTGATAATCCTAAACACGTTGATGGAGAAACATGGTGTCAAAATAATATATCACCTGGGACTTGGAAACAATGTTCTGATGATGGTTCTTTTAGAAATAAATTTCCTGGTGAAATTTACTATTATTATGACTCGGAAAACGATAGATTTCTTTTAAAAAAACCATACGACAACTGGGTTTTAAATTCAACTAATTTAGAATGGGAACCACCAATCACTAATAAACCAACAATATCTTCATATACAGAAATATCAGGTAAAAATTTATTTCCTGCAACTTGGAATCCTGATACACAAAGACTTGAAGCTAAAAATAATCTTGATTTAACAGAGGACACAGTATATTATTGGGACGATACAAATAATACATTTACAAGTTAGTATTTTTATTAGAAAGAAAAAATGGTCTTAAAAAATATATTTTGGTACTTCACAAAAGGTTTATCTTCAAAACAATGTGAATACATTCTTAAACAAGGTGGTAAACAAATTCTTAAAAAAGGAACCGTCGGTGATGGTGGAGATAAAAAATTAAACGTTCAAAAAACTGTACGAGATTCTAATGTTTGTTTTTTAAATGATAAAAAAATATATAGTTTTATTGCACCTTTTATAAAAACTGCAAACGAAAATGCTGGTTGGAATTTTCAATGTGATTGGCACGAAAGTTGTCAATTTACAAAGTATAAAAAAAATCATTTTTATAATTGGCACCAAGATGCTTGGAAAGGATGTTATCCACCAGATAAAGGCAGCTATTCAAACAAGGCTCGAAAATTAAGCTCTGTTGTATGGTTAGATAATCCAAAAACATATGAAGGTGGAGATCTAGAATTACAAGAATATTCTAATAAACCCACTTTGTTTCAAACAAAACAATTAATGAAAAAAGGAAGTATTATTGTATTTCCCTCTTTTATACTACACCGAGTTACTCCTGTTACAAAAGGAACAAAACACTCTCTAGTTACTTGGACATTAGGAGAGGAGTTTAAATGAAAAAAACAATAATCATAAAAAATGCTATAAATAAAGAACTAGCTTTGTTTTTGCATGAATATTTAAAATTAAAAAAACAAGTTTGTATTTTTCTATTTGACAACAATATACTACCATCAAAAAGTCAGGTGTATGGCACATTCCAAGATTCACAAGTGCCTAATACCTATTCTGTTTATTCAGCAACTGCTTTTGAAGTTTTATTAGATAAAATAAAACCGGTTGTTGAAAAAAAATTAAAAACTAAATTAGTTCCAACCTATAGTTATGCTAGATTATATAAAAAAGACGATGAATTAAAAAGACATTTAGATAGACCAAGTTGTAAAATATCTGTTACTTTAAATTTAGGTGGAGACAAGTGGCCCATATATATGAATGAGACTGCGGGTAAAAATAAAAAAGAAAAAGAAGTGATTTTAAGTCCAGGCGATTTAGTTATTTACCCAGGAGATAAATTTGAACATTGGAGACTTCCTTTTAAAGGTAAAAGCTGTAGTCAAGTTTTTTTACACTATAATAAAAAAACAAATAACAATAATAAATATGACGGAAGAAAAAGCTTAGGTATACCTATTTATGTATAATGTAGAAATATTAGATGATGTTATTCCATTGATTTTTCAAAATCATATTAAAGAAACAATTAATGATAATACATTTCAATGGTATTTTTATAATAGCGTATATGGTGAGACAGAAATTATGAAACCTAAAAATCCAAAGATTACAGAAACGCCAGGAATAATTCATACTGTTTTTATGTTGCCACAAGAAATCAATTCACCAAAATTTCATATGTGTTTAAAACTTTTACATTATGTAAGAAATTATAAAAAATTTGAATTAGGAGATATGTTAAGAATTCGAATAAGAAGAACTTTACAAACACCTAATCATAGTTTTGAAAAACATAACATCCCTCATGTTGATTTAGATGAAGCCAATAATTATAAAAGTTTAATATACTATGTAGAAGATTCAGATGGAGATACTGTCTTGTTTAAAAACAAATGGAAAAAAGGAGATTCTGTATCTTTAGACACAGAAAATTTAAACGAATACAAAAAAATTTCTCCAAAACAAGGAAGATGCGTTTTGTTTGATGGTCATGTTTTTCATGCAGGAAATAACCCAATTAATTACATAAAAAGAACAGTTATAAATTTTGATTTTAAAATAAAATGAATGTCCCTAGAATAATTAAAGACTATAAAATATATTTAAAAGAAGAAGATGTTCTTAATAGAATACAAGACAGAATTAGATGGCCGAAAGAATATCCTTGGGGACAACCTTCGATAGAAGCTGTAAAAAAAGATGGTTTAAAACATCAAAATTTTTTTAACGAAGATGGTTATGTAAATTCTAATGAGTGTATTAAACATTATGAAAGCGGACAAACTTTAGTAATATCTGATATTGGATATATAAATACCAATACATCTTTTATACAAAAGTTATTAAATGAAACATATAATAAAAAAATAAATTGTAATTTTTATTTTGGTAAAGGTAATAAAAAAGTTTCTTTTAAAAAACACTCACACCCTTATGCAGTCATAATAAAAAATATATATGGTGATTCTACTTGGATTATAAATAAGAAAAAATATAAGTTAAACAATCAAAACGTATTCGTTATAGACAAGAATATAGATCACGAAGTAGTTTCTATTGAAACACCTAAATTATCAATGACAATAAATTTAGAATAAAAATGAGTAAAGATATTTTTTCAGATAAATTTTTAATTAAAAAGACTTATGCCAATAAGAAACAACAAAAAAAAGAAATGTGGGATGTTAAAGGTATTTTAAAAGAAAGATCAAATAAAGAATTTAAATTTGATGTAAGACCTTTAGACACAGAAAATAAAATTGTTTTTAAAAAAATTAGCACTAATTCAAAAGCGGATAAAATAGTAGTTGAACAAGAAGAAGCTTGGTATGTGATTGAGGCGAAAGAACTTCATCAATATATTGTTAAAAATAAATTAAAACAAATCGATTTGTTAGAAATAATAACGAAACTAGAATGGAACATTACTTTAACAAAACAGTAGTAATATGTATCATATTCAATATTTAAACAGTAAAATAGTTAATTACTTTAATGAAAAATTAGATGGTTATATTAAAAATAATTATCGATATACAGAATCAAAAGTTGAAACTGTTAATGGTTTTCAAACTCCAAATATTGTAAAAGAAATAAAACCTAAAATAAAAGAACAACTGCTTAATGGTTTATTTAAAACATCAAATCTTATTCATTTACATTTAATACATTACAATAAAGGTGGTAGGCAAGGTTTACACATACATCCTCATGAAGTTTATTCTTTCATATTATATTTAAACAATGCGGATGGAGACACCATATTTAATTTTAAAGACAGAACTATTATTGAAAAACCAAAAAAAGGTAAAATAATTTTTTTTCATGCAAAAATACCACATAAAGCTAAAACTTCTTTAAAGTATAAAAGAGTATTGGTAGGGGCTATAGAAACTAAAAAAAGATACCCTGGTTATTGAATGTTAACATAAATTATATATAGTCATTATAATTTAAATATTATATAATAAGCCGCTATGCTACAAAAAATAGGTTTTCAACCAGGTATTAATAAACAACTTTCTGAAACCGGAGCCGAAGGTCAATGGACAGATTGTGATAACGCTAGATTTCGATATGGTGTTCCTGAAAAAATTGGTGGCTGGAACCAATTAGGTAGTTTAAATCAAAATGAGTTAACAGGAGCTGGTAGAGGACTTCATCATTTTATTAATAGTTTATCTAGAAAATACGCGATTATAGGAACAAACAGAATTCTGTATGCTTTTTCTGGGGGAGTATTTTATGACATACACCCTATTCAATCAACTACAGTTCTTACAAGTGCTTTCAGTACAACTAACGGATCACCCACAGTTACAATAACTTACTCTAGCTCACATGGTTTAATCCCTGGAGATATACTTTTAATGAGTAATTTTTCAACAATCACAGGATCAAATTATAGTGCTTCTGATTTTGATGACAAAAAATTTATGGTGACTACTGCACCTACCAACACAACAATAACTATTACAATGGCTTCTAATGAAAGTGGTTCTGGTGCAACTACTTCAGGAGGAATAACAATTAAAAAATATTACACAGTAGGACCAGCTGTTCAAGCTCAAGGTTTTGGTTATGGTCTAGGTTCTTGGGGTGGAGAAGATGGTTCAGCAGTCACAACTACTTTAAATGGTGCACTTGGATTTCCT